TAGAAGGCGGCACGGCCAATGCGCAAGGATTCCCCAGCCAGTTCGTGCAGGTGAATAACTGGCTCACCGCGGAACTCACGCCGATTATGGACCCGTACATCCCGATTGTCGCGAGTGCTCACAAATTGTCTTGGATTCTCGTGGTTGATCCGGGCGCGGTGAATCGGCCGGCAGTGGAATTCGGACAGTTGAAGGGCTTCGAGACGCCGCAACTGTTCCAGCGCGTTCCGAATATTCAGAGGGTGGGAGGCGGCATCGAAACCATGATGGGATCCTACGACAACCTGAATTCGGACATGAAGATTATCGGCGTCCACGGCGCAGGCCAGATGGACGGTCGCAGCACGTTCGGGTCGAACGGTAGCGGTGCGTAACGGATATTGAGCCCCTGGCCGCCGCATCCGCATTTTCCTCCAGGTGCGGTCGGCGGCCATTTTTTTGATATGTCAGCGATCACGGATTTCACTTACGACTTTTCCACTAATCCATCGGTGGCGTACGTGCGTCTGCTGATTGCCGATACCGTCAATACCGACGCGCAGCCGGCCATCTTCTCCGATTCGGAGATCAACGCCTTTTACGTGATCCAGATGAGCCAGTTCCAGTCGTCCATGTTCTTCAGTGGACCGGCCGGCCGCAATCTTCCTTCGATGCCGCTCTCGTATTTGCGAGTGGCGGCGCTCGCGCTCGATTCCTTGGCGTCCAACAAAGCGCGGTTGTCGAGCATCACCAAGCTTCTGGACGTTTCGCTTTCGCCGGAAAAGGCTGCAGCAGCACTTCGGACGCAGGCGCAGGAGTACCGCACTGTGGACGACGAGTCCGGGGCGTTCGTGATTATCGAGCAATGCAGCACGCAGTGGGCGTTTGTTGACAGGTACTGGGCGCAGGTCCAGCGGCAGACTGGCGGGAGCTTCTGATGCAACAAGGCCTCCAGTACGAAGTCGATTCGGTCATGCCGCAAGTCCGCGCCACGGGACTGCTGATCAGTCGCGCCACCTTCCAGGATCAGACCGGCGGCACGGGGCCCACAGGCTTCCCTCTGAACACCTACACGCCTGTGGATGGCTTGATCGACATCCAGTGCATGGATGCGCCACTGGGCACTGGAGAGGGCTTCTCTGTGGACGAGGGCAAGGCGCAGCCACAGATTCTGTCGAAGGGCGAGCGGCACATCCTGCTGGACGCCTACTATCCCGAGGCCATCAACGTTTGGCGGGGTGGCGGAAACGTTGTCATCGACGGCGTCACGTACGACATTCTGGGCGTGGAGGCCGACTCCCAGCGGCAAGAAACTCGCGTGAGGGCGCAGGTGGCCACGATATGAGCCTGTTCGCCCGCATGAAAATATCGGCGTTCGCGGAGCCCACGCTACAGGCGTTCTTCGGGTCGGACTTTTCGACCTTCCGGTGGTTCGACACGCAGCTTCCGCAGGGAAAGATTCCTAGCGGCACGTGCGCCAGGCTGTTGAGCGTTTCGCAGATCACGACGTACTTGCACAACGGGCGGAACAAGATGACGCAGGACCGGGTGCAGATCGACGTGCTGGACCCCGACCCCGAGGTGACGGACAGCGCAGCCGAAGCGATATCGACGTGGCTCGACAAGGCCAACTTCGTGGACAACGGAGCGTTCATGTCGCCCGTGCGCACCGGTGGTGGACCGCCGGCCAACTTCCGGCTCAACCAGCGCGGCGGGGTGTTCCCGCTGACAGACCGGGCTATCCCGGTTACGACTTTGGATTACAGAATTTTCAACGTGGAACCTTCATAGGAGATAACAATGGCACTGCCGAAAGCCCCAGGGCTACCATCGAGTAATTTGCAGCTTTTCCTGGCACTGGAGACTTCCCCAGTGACCTATTCTGCCGTCGCAAACGCAGGCGATTTCACAGGCCCTGGCGTGTCGGCAACCACCGTAGACGTATCGAAGCACGGCGACGACTGGCGCCGCAAGCTGATGACCTTGAAGGATGGCGGTACGCTCGCCTTCCCGTGCTGGTTCGACCCGTCCGTACCCAGCTTGGCCGGTAATGTGGACGCCCTGTTCGAGCTATTCGACACGCGCACGCTCCGTTCGTGGCTACTGGCTTTCACCGACTCCGCAGGCATCATCGAGGCAGACGGCGCGCTGGTCACGTTCAACGCCTACGTGGACAAGTTCTCCCTCAAGGGACCTGTCGCAGGCGTCCTTTCTGCCGACACTGACCTGCTGATCGACGGCGCAGTTACTCCGCAGTGGGCCAACACCACGCCGCCGACCGGCCAGCCGCTTCCGTAACATTTTTCACGTTGCATGGTAATCTATCGCCATGCAACCAAACGGTACAACTGATCGGCCGCCCATCGAATACCCAACGGTAACGATAGGCGGCCGAACCTACGTCGTCAAGTTCTCGCAATTCGCCGAATACCTCGTCTCGAAATGGGGATACCGGCTATCAGATCTCGTCCAGATCATCGTCCCCGGCAGCGGAGACAATCCTCGCAACCTTTCCTTCATCGTTCAGCTTTTTGCCGCCTGTGTCGCCCACAACTTCTCCAAGTTCACGCCACCTCAGGAGCCGTTGACTCCCGAGCAGTGGATGGAAGCTTTCCCGGAAGACGATCCAGATCTGTGGGCCAACATCGGCAAGGCTGTAGGACTCGCCTTGGTAAAACGCTTGTCGGATCGGGCAGCGAAGGTCGGGCCGAATCCGACCGTGATGACAGAGAATCCGACCCCGGTACAGTAGAGCAACAGTGGTTGGATCGGTGGGCCTTTGGGGTGAGCCCTGCGCCGTATGGCTTGGGGCTCACCGACGATGCATTCTGGCAGTTCAGCCACCGGGAAATCATGGCGTTGCGTAGGCGGTTCCTCGAGCACCAGAAACTGCAGATCACGTTGACCGCGGGCATCCGGGCCGACGTGAGGAACGCAGCCGGCTGGACGAAGGACGACAAGAGCGCGTGGCAGACGTGGGACTTCGGGGCGGATGAGCCAAAGGCTTCCCAGGTACGGCCATACGCGCGTATCAGCAAAGAGCGGGCGCGGTCGTACTTTGAGGCGCGGTTTGGTAAGCGGATGAAGGGCGAGAAGAAATCGGTACTCGACGGACTGCAGGGGCAGCCGCTACCGATTCGAAAGGTTGGGTGAAATGACGGACGAAGTGATCGGTGGCGTAGGCATCACGATTAGTGGTGACTTCTCAGACCTTGATGCGCAGTTCCAAGCGGCAGTTGCCAAGGCGCAGAGCGAGGGCGCTTCGCTAGCGCAGGCGATTCAGTCTGCCCTTCGTCCTCCCGATACGGCGGGGCTCACTGGCGCGATTGACCTCGTGGGCGAAGCCTCTATACGCACTGGAATTGCACTGGATACCCTTTCACAAAAGGTCCAGGCTGCGCTCGAAAACGGTACTGCTGCCAGCACCACAGAAGCCATTACCCAAGCCATTATCGAACTGGGCTCGTCCACCGAAGGCGCAGCGGCAGCCATGGCTCCTCTCGCGGCTGCTACGGCGGCCATGGGCGATGCTGCCACCAATGCAGATGCCGGAATCAAACAGCTTGGACAGGACTCCGAGCATGCCGCAGAGTCAGCCCATGCAGCCGAAGGCGGCTTCGCTGGAATGGCCGAGCAATTGGTCCGATTCGGGGAGGCCCTGGCGGTCACCGAGGCGCTGAAGGAATTGGGACTTGAGGCCCTGACGGCTGCCGACAATGTCACCCGCGCAACCATCGCCCTTACCGCCATAACGGGCAGCGGAACCGAAGCCAAAGAGACCATCGAAGGGCTGGAGAAGCTTGGAATATCGGACGGCCTTTCTTTCCCGGCGCTGTTAACGGCGGGAACCCGGATGCAGCAACTGCTTCCCGAGGGAACCGATGTCGCGGCAGTCCTGGCGAAGATAGCCGATGGTGCCGCAGTCATGGGCACGGACATTAACGCGGCAGCTACCAAGTTCGACTTGTTGGCCACTAGCGGCAATATCAGCGGCAAGAGCCTGCTCTCTTTAGGGCTCAATATGCAGATGATTGCCGATGCCATGAACCGGGTCAACCCGGCACTGAACGCAACGGCAGAAACGGCCAAGGGTCTGTTTAAGGTCGGCGGCCCATTCGATGATGAAGGACGCATCAAGGTACTCGAAACGGCACTGGAAGGGCTTGCGGGTACGGCTCAAAAAGTAGCCGAATCAACCTTCGGCGGCCAGTGGCAGATTCTGGCCAATCAGTGGGATGCCGTGATGGTAGAAGCGGGCAAGGCGCTGATGCCCGTCATCAAGGAACTCACCGACTTGATGAAAGTTGATGTGCTGCCGTTTCTGAAGGATCTGGTAGCGGACTTCAACCAGCTTCCTGCTCCCGTTAAGGACGTGTCGGTCGCGCTGGGATTGGCTGTAGCAGCCCTGGCACCGCTGGCTGTTGGCGTAGGCGGCCTCGGGCTGGCTATCTCTGGCATGTCTGCAGCGTTGCCTGCTCTGGAAGCTGTTGGGGCGGCACTCGCAACGTTCGCTACGGAGTCGCTGCCCGCTGCTATTGAGGGGCTGACCACCTTTGCCATGGTCACTCTTCCTGCCGCAGTGTCCGGCGCTGCCGCGTTCGCCACTGCGCTTGTCAGTGATGCGGCAGCGGCCATCACCACCTTTGCGACCGTGGCTGTTCCCGCGGCGATAGAGTCGTTAGGCATCCTGATTACGACTACGATTCCGGCGGCTGTTGCGGGATTCGGAACTCTGGCAGGAGAAGCGATCACATCGGCTGGGGCCGGGTTTATTTCCTTCGCAACGAACGCGGTTTCGGCTGTCGCCTCCGCGCTAACTTCTATGGTCAGCGGAGCGATCCCCTTAGCGATTGGAGCACTCTCGGCGCTTGGGATTGCGGTAGCCGGGGCAGCAGCGGCGTTCGCTGGATTCGAGCTTGGGAAGTGGCTGTACAACAACGTCACGGCATTCAAATCATTCGGAGATGCGGTGGCTGGTGCCATCATCAGCATCGAATCGTGGATGGCCCAATCGCACATCATGGCCGAAGTGATGGCCTCAATGGGCGACGCGACAGCCAAGGCCAATCTGGCAATGATTGCGGAGGGCGAACAGGCTTCTGCACTTTCAAAGAAGTTGGCCGACCATGGCGTGGTGATCCAGCAAGGCAACCTTTCGCTCGACGCCTGGATCGAAAAGATGTATTCGGCGGCGGCCAATTTAGGAAAGACTGGAACCGCCGTAGATGGGCTCAGCCACAGCATGAGCTTGGCGCAGGCTACCACCGAAGCTAACGCCATCAGCATGCAAAAGCTGAGTGACGCAGTTGGGGCCGCTCAACAGAAACTCATCAACGCGGTGAGCGCCTACGACCAACTGAAGGCTTCCGGTACGGCAAGTTCTGATGCCCTGGCGGCTGCTGCTGAGAATGTCGCCAAGGCTCAAGACGCCGTTTCGCAGGCCACTTCACAGCTTTCAAAGGTGCAGTCTGACGGAATCGAGAAGACGCGAAATCTCGCGTCGGCCACCCGCGATTTCGTTGATATCTCCAAGACCTATGTTGATGAGGAGAACACCGCCGCGCTCGCAGAGCAGGCGCACATGGACAAGATCACGGCGCTCAGCCAATCGGTCGTACACGCACAGCAGTTGTATCAGTCAATGCTCGACGCATTCTCTAACGGAACTCGCACCATGGGAGACGTTGAGAAGGCCGCAGCCAGTCTACAGAAGCAAATCGACGCGCTCAACAAAGCCGTGGGCGACGCGCCAAAAGTCCAGTTTTTCAACGCCGAGCAGAAGCAGCAATTAACCGACGAGCAGAAGTCGCTGTCAGACGTGTTGAGCATCGTTTCCGACATGCCCGCGCCGATCAGTGCAGCCAATAAGGTGATGATCGACTTCGGCATCACCAACGCCAACACGGGCGCGTCGTTCAAGCAATTGAAGACGGATGCCGATACGCTGATCGGTGACCTGCCCGCGTTGGATGCCATGTTTGCATCGGGGGCGATCAGCCAAGCGGATTATGACAAGGCCCTTGGCAATCTTTCCAAAGACCTACAGCAAATGGCCAAAGTGGACTTGCCCGCCTACGTCGCCGAGCTTGGCAAGATCGCACAGACGCAGATCGACGCGCACCAGTCCAATACAGTCGTGATGACGGACCTTGCGGCGTACTCCGCAGGAATTCAGAAACTCGCTAGCGTGGACCTGCCCGCCGCAATTGCCGCAGAAGGCAATTACATCAAACTGCTAATTCAAAACGGCGCAACGCAAGGCCAGATTCTTGACGCTGAAGCCGCTGCCATGCAGATGGAAATCAAAGACGCGGAGCAGCGGGGACAAGATGCAAACGACTGGGTGCTGGGTCTCGAAAAGGTCCGGTTAGAACAAGAAGCGTTGCGGCTTTCGTCACATGGCCTGGCTGACGAATACGTCGCCATGATCAACGACGTGCTCAAAGGATTCGATGCAATGGCCGGAGTCATGGCCGATGCCATTGTGAACGGTAAGAACCTTGGGCAAGCCCTCGTTGGTGAATTCAAAAAGATCGCGCAGTCTATCCTCACCGATGTGATCCAAATGGCGATGCTTCCATTGAAGCAGGCGCTGCTTGAAATGATCGGCGGACTACTCCCTGGCATGTCAGGCGCTCTCGGCGTAGTCGGTGGAAGCCTTGGCGGAATGAATGCGGCTGCGGGATTGGCGTCTACCGGGTTGAGGGACCTTGCTGCCGCATCACAGCAGGCAGCAGCTTCGATCAGTGCAGGCGTCGGAAATCCCGCATCGTCAGACAAGCAGGGCAGCGGCATTGCTGGCGCGATGAGCAACTTGGCCTCTACGCTGAACGTAATTACTGGAATCATTTCAGCCGGCGCGGCCGTGGCCGAGACGATCATCCTGTCCCATATCTCCAGCGATACTGGGCACATCGAAGTAAACACCCGCGAGACCTTTGCTCAGATAACGAACATCTGGGAGACGTTGAAGTCCGATTTCACCCAAACCTATGATCGCATGGGCGAGATGTTGGACCGCCTCAACCACATAATGGACTCGACCGCGGCGATAGCGGCTGCTGGTGGAACTGGTGGCGCGATGTCACCCGATTCGCTGAACGCGCTGACCATGGACGGGGAAAAGACCGTAACGATTCTCGGAAACACATATTCTCTCACGCAGTCCATCTTGGCTGCAGTCCAATCCATGGCGAACGATACTGCCTGGATCATGCACGATGCCGACACGACGGCGCAAAACGTCGCTGTGATGGCCAACGAGCTGAACGAAATCTACGACGTCCTGCTGTACGGGAAGTCGTTCAGCGCTTCGTCGGAATCGGCGGCTGCGAGTCAGCGGTCTGCACAGTCGATTTCGCTCAATGCTCTCGTCTCCCATGCGGCCACAGCGGCAACGCAGCGCACAGCGCAAGGGCAGGCTCTCAATTCCCTAGTCACGCAGAGCATCATGGGCAACAACCAGGGCCGACAGATCGTGGATAACACCGGGGCAGGCGCAGATGCCACGGATTCTTTGTACGCTCCGCTACAGGCGCAGGCCAACGCGGCGGCAATTGCTGCGCGGCAGGCCAGCGGCCAACTGGGAGAGCTTGAGCAGCTTCGCACAGAGTTGATGGCCTACGAGCAGATGGCCAACATTGCCCACGAGCAGGGCAACGAAGCGCTCGCCACGCAGTACACCTTGGCGGCCCAGAAGATACAGGCACAGATCGCGCTGGTTGCTCCACAGGTCAACGCAGCCCTCGTATCGGCCTACGAAGCGACCGACATGTCCCTGGTGAACGCCAGCAAAGGCGTCGAGTTCGCTACGCTGTCGAGCGCCAATCTGATCTCCAGCACCGTGGCGCAGTCGGGCTTGTTCATCGCAAACGCGGTTGCATCGGCGGCAGTCAACAACACGGCTGCCAGCGCTCAGTTCGCCACTGCCTTGACGCAGAGCCTCATCAACATTCGCGGGTCGAATTCTTCGGCAACTCCATCGCAAACGCTGCCACGGGCTGACGGAGCAGCTACTCCTGTCAGCGTGGCCCACCCCGACAATACGGGAGCGCATCCCTTGCCGATTACAGGCCACATGGGATTTGCGACGGGCGGCAGCATCCAGACGGATCAGGTAGCCCAGCTTCACGCGGGAGAGGTGGTTCTGCCGGCCGTTCAGGTTGCAGCGCAGGCCGCCCAGATGACCGCCCAGGCGCAGCAAATCTCCCAGCTTCAGGCTGACTTAGCGGGCCAGAATATCACCCTGCAACAGGCTTTGGCTTCCGGTGACGTGGGCGCTTCCAATACGGCACTTCGAGGGCTTAACGACCTGCAGGCGAGACTGGACGCCTTGACGCAGGCCACTACGGCCAATACGACGGCAACGCAGGCGGATTCAGGAGTGTCAAGCGCTTCGGGAGGCACGCAAGATCCAGCGGCTTTACAGTCCCAGATGGTTGCTTTAATGCAGCAGCAGCTTGCCGCCCAGAATGAATTGGCGGTAGCACAGAAAACGGGGAATGCCGCCATCGTTCAGGTATCACAAGACAAGCTCGATCAGATCAACGGGCAAATGGCATCACTCAAAGATCAGCAGGCCATGGCCATGGCGGCCCAACAAGGCGGCCAATCTTCATCTGGGATCATCGGTGCGTCCCCGGATACGTCTTCGGCGTCTGATATTTTACAGCGGCAATTGGCTCAATCTCAGACTTCCGGGAATGATGCTATGGCGGCGTTGATGCAAGATAAACTGAACGTTGGATCCATGAGCACGACGGATCTTTCCAGTTCTGCAGATTCTTCAAATTCAGATTTGAGTGGCTTTGATTTCTCTGGACTGTCTTCCGGTGGTGGCTCCATGGACACCAGCGGGATTATTGCGGCCATCCAGGAAGGGACAGCCACGCTGGACGCCGACCTGCATCAGGTTTCGGTGGAGATCATGAGCCTCGCGGCGCACATCGGCGGCGCTTCGGCAGTATCCGCGATCGCGGGCGCCCAGAAGTGGGGAGTGGCCACGCCCAAGAGTTTCGATGTCGGCGGCTTCGTGGATCAAGATCAACTGGCCATGGTTCACGCGGGAGAGTTCGTGGTGCCACCAGATATCACAGGGATGCTGCGCAATATGGTTAGCGTACCGCGGACTGGGTACGGGATGGACTCCGGCGGCTCAGGCGGGAGGGGTGGCGGTGGGGGCGGAAACGTGATAGTGAATGCCCCGATCACCATTACAGGCGTGACGAACGCCAAGCAACTGGTCGATATGATCGGTGACCGGCTGAAGACCGTTATCCCGCGAACCGGAAAGTACACAACATGATCAACGGTGCCCATCTAATAATTGCAGGTACGGACGTGACCGACCTTGTGCGCGACGAGGCCGCATGGAACTGGACACTGACTCTGCAACAGCGCGGCACGCAAACGGTGACGTTGCTGATTTCTCCAAGCCAGTCATACGCTCCGGCAATGGGCGCCTCAGTGGTGGTGACGGCACCTTACCCGAGCCAGGATTCGCCGACCAATATCTGGACCGGGACGATTGACACCATCGACATCGATTGGATTGGCAACGATGGGTGGCACCAAATCACCCTCACGTGCGTGGACCTCTGGCAAGAACTGGACACCACCAAAATCAAAGCGCAGAAATTCGAGAGCGAAGGCGGCGGAAACGTCGTTAGGACCCTGCTCGAAGAGGTGAGTTTCCCAATTGCGATTGGGGAAGGGCTTATTGAGCCGGGCAACACCATCAATCGGCAGTTCGACGGAAATACCGACATGGGCTCTGCCTACACCGAACTGGCAACCGCCAGCGGGTTTGTCTGCTACATCGACAGCAAGGATTCCACGCTCAACTATCACGCCAAGACCAGCAGGCCCGCGCCATGGGAAGTTGACTCCAGCGAGGAACCGCTATTCGAGAGCATCAAGTGGAAGCAGACCCGGGCCGATTACCGCAATGTCCAGTCCATGCAGGGGCCAGCCGCCAGGACTCTGCCGCCTCGAATCGCAACGTTTACCGGCGATGGTGGAACAACGATATTCACTCTTCCGCTGCCAGCCCTTTCGATCATCTCCGCGAAACTGAGCACCAGCGTTGCGGCGACTGCGACCGGGACCTTTACTGATGTTCCGAATGATGGCGACACGATTAGCATCATCAGTTTCTACTCGCCGGCCATTGCCCCGCCTGACTACACCTTCGTTACGACTCTGGACAATACGGTGTACGGGCAAATTCTGATCGGAGCCAACGCCAACGAGTGCGCCCAGAATGTTGTCGATGCCATCAATGGAAATCCTGATCAAGCGGGGCTGACCTATTCAACCCCGACATGGCAGAACCAGACGGTCTATGCGGATGCGCCATCGTCAGGCACTTTTAAGCTGCACGCGAGGGCCTTGGGGACGGATGGAAACCTGATCCAACTGGCTGCCAGCGCGGCCAATTTTTCATGGAGTGCTGGCAACTTGAGCGGAGGCGTTCAGAACGTCACTCAGCAGCTTTCGGTTGTGGTCCTCGGATCGGGAACGGGTGACCTGAACTTTACGCCTGGCGAAGTGTCTCTACAGCTTCAGGTGGCTCCCCCGGCCGGATCTTCGCTGGTGGTCGAATACAATTCAAACGTTGGCATCAACGCATCCAACCCGTCAGATGGAGTGCTCAACATCAAATCGCAATACGCCATCATGACAGGGCGGGACGTGAGCACGGCTCCCGATGGGCTCGTGCAGGTCGCGTCGGTGCTGGCACAGTACAGCCAAGTTCCCGCGCAGTTCAGTTTCTCGACCTTCAAACCGGGGCTGTATCCGGGGCTCTGGCTGACGGTCAACATCTCCTTTCCTGAAGGATCGGCCAGCATACTGAACGGCGGATGGCTGATACAAGAAGTGCAAGCCGACTGGGTCAGCGGGATTGAGAATTCCGCAGACCCCAACTACCACAATTTTCGCTATCAGGTCCACGTCATCAACAGCACGGAAATCTCCAACGCGACCGATATTTTCCAAAGCGCGCTGAATCCTGTGGTGCCTCCATCCGCGCCAGCGTTAGCACCGCCAACCGTTCCTCCACCGCCGGCTGGCGGCCAATGGGTGCAGGAGACGCTGACGCCTGTCTCTGCGGTATCTGGGACTGATCTGGTGGTGGACGCCAGCGACAATACCGTGGTCACGTCAGGCAGCTACACATTCGTAAGCGGCGATGTTGGATCGCGGCTGAATATTGGGCTGACGACTGGATGGACGCCTGGCGAGTACATCATCATCAGCGTTACGTCCGGAGCGGCCACTCTCAACAATTCGCCGGCGGCTGTTTCCACAACTGGCGGCCACTGGAGCCTGTTCAACGGGACGGCCTACAACCTCACGTGGACGCCCATCACCAGCGACTGGACTCACAACCAGATCGTCATACTGGCACTGATCTCGGGCGGCGTGACCCACGTCTTGACACCTTTCCGCTACGCTGAGCAGGGGTTTGTCATTGACCCAATCGACCCCACGTTGGGTCCGGACTACACGCTTTCCGGCAATCTCGTGACACTGAAGGCCAGTACCAGCGCAGGTGACATCCTGCTGGCTGTCTACTTCCCTGAAGGGCTGGCTATCATCCCATCGACCAATCCCCACGGCTCTGATCTGGTGTCCGATGGCGGCTTCGGCGACTTCGGGCGCAAGGTTTCGTCGGACAGTTTCTGCTTCGATAGTTCAGCGGTCGGCAAGATCCTGCGCATCACGGGCGGGGCCGGATGGTCCCCCGACGATTACCTCATTACCGCGGTCGGATCTGGCGGGGAGGCCTGCATGGCGTTCCTCGAATTCGACCCGGCGCCCGGCGGAACAACTGGCGGCGTTTGGGAGCTTATCGGGTAGCGTGGTGATACAATCGGCTTGACCCAGGGACAGTAATGATGCCATTCACCAAGACGATTACAATCGAGTTTCCCGCGCTCGACGCTTTTGTAGCTCTAGGGAATCGCTGGCTGGATGCGCAGGATGGCCAGCTTCAAAAAGATATCGACGCCGCAACGACTGAAATCAAGCGGCTTACCAGTGAACTTCAGAATGCAATAGGAGCGAAATAGATGCCGATTAAGCCCATCAACACCGCAGATCTTACCGCCGCCGTGACAGCCGCAGAAGGTGTCGAGCAAAGCGTGCTTGCCTTCATTAACGGCTTCGCCGCGCAGATTCAGGCCGCCGTGGCTGCCGCTATCGCCGCCGATGACGCCGCAGACCAGGGCACCGCCGATGCAGCCGCCCAGGCCATCACCGACGCCACCAACCGCGTAACGGCTGTCAGCGCTGCACTCGCAGCCGCAGTCACTACCAATCCAACCCCCGCAGACGCCACCGCCGTTCAAGCCAACGTTCGCGCCCGCTAACTACATCTTGACTCTACAACCTGACGGGGGGCGCAAGCCTCCCGTTTTGTACGTTTGGGCTCCACTGTGCTGTTATAATCCACGCATGGCATCAGGTGGCGGTGCACACTGGAGAGATATGGCCGACGACGGAAACCTGGGCGAATTCGTGGGCGAGACTCGTGCCACTATGCGGGCACTCACTGAATCAGTCCGCGAACTCAAGGACGGTTTCCGCAAGCTCGTCGATAAGCTTGAGGAAAACTCCAAAGAGTTCTCGCAAGCGCTGCAGCCTATCGGTGACTTCCGTCGCGATATCACAGACATTCTAAAGCGCATGGCTGCAGCCGAGGCCGAAATCAAAGTCCTTCGAGATTGGCAACTGACTACAAAGACTCAGCTTGTAGCCTATGGATCAGTCGGTGGAGCAATCATCGCCACGGCTGGCTGGCTGATCAACAAAATCTGGAAATAGTTCTGGTACGTGCGGTAAGATACATTCATGAGCCGCCACAAGAAGGACCACCCAGTACCCCCGACTCACCCGGAACCTTGTCCCGCGCCGTTGCCTCAGTCAGAACCGGACCCCTCATCGACCACTGATCCTCCCGGAGATCCAGGGCCGCCCCTTCAGGGGTAAGGAATGTCGCTGATGATCGCTATCACAATATCGTTGTGTGCTGGTGCTGCGGGAGGCTATTTCCTTTGCACTGTACAGTATCGCCGCCGAACGATTGCGGAGCGCGCTCAAATGGCAATACAGATTCAGCAGTTCCAGAAGGACGTTGTCGAACTACAAGATTTGATGCGCCGCGCCTGTCAGGTATGGTCAGTGCCCAAGTCATATAAATCAGCGAGTCAAGGCCAGTAGCCCAGCCATCCACGCTTCCCCAGTGGACCCCTATCCTTTCGTGCATAGTACTACCCGCCATTCCGGCCGCATGCAGGCTGACCACGGTTACCCCCAAATGGGTGAGGCACATAGCCCCAACAAATGCGGAATGCTGATCCTGCGGGCGCCAGCGCAGCCAGCCGACCGAGGCTAGCATCCCCCAGGTAATCGCCATCGTGGAGCCGGTCCACAATTGCAGGTAGCGGCGAAGCTGTACGGCGGTCTCAGCGTGCGTGCCGGCGCGAAGTTCCCAGATGGCCGCTACGATGCCGACCGCGATCAGGAAGACGCCGGCCATCAGGCGCGACCATAGCGGGA